GACTCGAACCTGTATCGCTCTCTGATCTGGAGACTATGCCGCGTATAAGGCGGGTGTTTTACCGTTAAACTACAGGCCTATTGGTACTCCCGGAGGGACTTGAACCCCCAACAACACCGTTATGAGCGGTGGGTTCTAACCAATTGAACTACAGGAGCGTATATTCGTTGCCATATAGATTTTTTAACAGTTGTTGTGTAATTATCAGGTATTGGAGTGTAACCAGATTTTGTGTATTCAGAGAGTAAAACTTCTGAGTATGCTTTTTCAAGACCACTTTCAGTAGAGTCTGTACCACCTATAAGTTTTAGTATATCTTTTTCTGTGAGCTTCGCACCATATTCTTGTAGAATTTGTTGAGCGCGCAATTCGATATCGTTTTTAATTACAATTAGATCAATATCTACATCTTCCCAAAAATCTTTTCCGAGCATTTAATTCTCCTGGTTAATATACTTAGGCCATTGTGCCGCAAAGCTGTTTGCATCTAGTTTGTTTTCGAAGCTGAATGTGTGTTCATACACTCCAGTATATTCAGTAATAAACCACTGATGAGCCATCATCTGTACTTTACAGTAATCAACACCTTCTGATTTTAAGTCACTATGAAGCCTCACATTGTACCCAGAAGGTTTCCATTTTTGTTTATATTCAAATATTTCGATCGGAGTCATTTGCTTCTTTGTTTAATTGTAGTATTGGTACGAGCGGGGGGACTTGAACCCCCACGAACACAATGTTCCACGGATTTTAAGTCCGATGCGTCTACCGATTCCGCCACGCTCGCTCATAATTAACTATCAGTTAATTCTTTGATTCTTGCATACGCAGCATAACGCGCATCTGTTTCTTCTTTAAGTTGTCTTTTTAGTAGCTCTATGTGGTCTGCAAGCTGAATAACCATATCTCTAAACATTTCAGCTTCTTTATCGGTTTGATCAACTAGAGGTGGTACAGTTATTTTATCACTCATTAATCTTACTTTCTTTACCAATAAGTTTTTCTTCGGTTACAGGTAGCATACTATTTTTTATGTCATATACTTGTTCGTTTTTTATCATATTAATAATAGTAGTAGTCAAAGTAACCTCACTACGTAGATAACCAATTTTCTCATTAAGTTTATCTAACTCTCTAAGATAAAATTCAAGTTCTTTCTCTTTTCTAACTTTTTGTTCAATAAATTCTGCCATTAAAATAAGCTTGGTATCGTCAGTCATAAACTCTAACACTTCCCTCTTCTACGTACTTAGGTACACAATAAACAGTTACTCTATCTCTCTTATCCATGAAATATGAATTTTGATAGTTAGTATATCTTCTAGACATTTCTTCTGCAAAATAATTACAAGTATTTATATCACGAAAGTACATATCTGCACTAGCTAATTTACGTTTTTCATCTGTACCTAAGTACAAAAGTAATAAAAATACATGAATCATTCATTTTCTAACCTATTATAAAAAATTTTTACCTTTCTGTAAAGAACAAATCTGGCATCGGTGCAAGGAGTCGAACCTTGGCTTACGGTTTTGGAGACCGACGTGCTACCGTAACACTTCACCGACATATATGGCGACTCCTGCAAGATTCGAACTTGCGACCTACTGCTTAGAAGGCAGTTGCTCTATCCAGCTGAGCTAAGGAGCCTTACTTCTCCGCAACGCAATAAAATGCGTGGTTTAAATCATGTCCAGGAGTTACAAAATGAGTACTCCACATATCTGACATATCTTCAAAATAGGCTTTCATTAGCTCAGGAGTTAAGGCATGAGTATGCTTACGATTATGCCACGGTCTCCAGTATTTTTGATTAAAGTGAGGAAGGTACATGAATAGTACTCCACCTGGCTTTAGCTTAGTATTCCAGTACTCTAGAGCCTCTACATAGTTAGGTAGGTGCTCAAGGCAGTGAGAAGAAAATATATAGTCTACTTGGGGTGGAACCTCTGGTAAGTTGTAAGCATCCCAAGGATCATCAAAATCTAGGTCAATAGGAATTGCTCCAGGATATGCCCATTCTTTTTTCATACAACCAATATCAAAACCAATACCACTAATAATTTCTTGTGCAAAAGGAATAGCATACTGAGAAGCGTGACCTTTTGTTTGTAACATTGGGTATTCTTCCCCTTTGAATTCAATTTTATCTATCATCTAGTAACCTATCTAATTTTTCTTCAATCCTATTTAGTATATTTATTATAGGACTAATTTGTGTTTCTTGCAAGCGCTCTTCTTCTTCTCGAAGTCTTCTTCGCATATATGCTTCGTATTTTTCGTGTACGGGGTATCCCTTTTCAAAATGATGTGAAGTCATTTTATATCCTCACTACTGCCGTGACATTTAGTTTCCATGTCTTGAATCCGATAAGAAAGATAGTTAGCTACTGATTGAAGAAACTCTGAGTCATGATCGCCACGAGCTATCATATCTTCAATCTTTCTAATTTCGCCATCAAAGACTCTACATGCCATTATGCGATCAGATGACATGTTACTAAAACTAGGCATCAGCGTATCTTTCTATAGTAAGTATCTTCATAAAAACTTTTGAAGTGTTTTGCTTCTACAGGAGAAGAAAATCTAAACCATATATAATTATCAAAACCAAATTGCCATTGAGACCAATCCCATGTATAGTTACAGTTTTCTTTAGCCCAATCTCTCAAACAATTGAACTCTTTTTCTCTGTATACAAATTTCGTTTTAACAAAAGTGTATTTTTCTCCATTATTAGCCTCATTAAAAGACTCACAAAAGGAGTTCTCTTTACAAAAAGAGTATATTTTGTAGTCTGACCAGTATTTTTTAATCATCCCTTAGCTACCAAAGTATTGAATATTTTTTTTCCAAACAGCTTACTACCTTGATAAGCGCATTGTTTGTTTCTATATATAACACAATGTCTAGTAGAGACTTCATACATTACTACATTTCCTTCTTTAGCGATAATCAATCTTCTAGCAGACGCATCTCTAATTCTATCTCTCATTGACATAATTTTACCTCTTAATTTGGAGCGGGCACGGGGAGTCGAACCCCGATCCTCAGCTTGGAAGGCTGTAGTAATAGCCATTATACTATGCCCGCATATATTTACGACAAGTACTCTTCTACAATTTCTAGCTTGTCTTTATAGTCAGCAATCTTAGAGATTTCATTTTCTATTTCATCCATAATATCTCCATGCTCACCAATGCCTACTCGGTTTTCAATCAAGTTCTCAACGTTGATTAAATGCTTTTCAATTTGCCCTTCGAAGTTGACTCTTAGAGCTTCGATAATTCTATCACTCATTTCGATATCTGTTCGCCGTTTCATTTTTTTCCTCGTTAGTTAGTTGAAGTGAGACTAACCGTGGCCTCACACGCGTGTATTAAGGCACGACCCTACCCAGGTGGCACCATCCGTTCAGTTATTTATTAAGGGGAACGGAACCCTTAATCATTGTTATTTTTTTTGTAGACATATTTTATATTACAGTAGTTACATACAGCATAGCCATGCAAATTCATCGTAAAGAATACTTTAGGATGTCCTGCTTTGCCTCCGTCACAAGAGAATGTTTTTTTACTAGTATAAACTATTTCTTGTGAATCACTCATGTTCACCACCAGGATCATTTTTGTCTAACACAATTTTTTGCCCATTGATCCACATGAATTGTCTAGTGCGACTTACCGAATGGTATCCCGGGCGCAAGTTAAAAACCTCTGGTTTAGTTGCAGCTGCTGTAAAAGTTGCAACAGTAACTGCAATAGCTGCTAGTATCGCAACGTGTGCAATAGCTGTAATACCAAAAACCCACATACTTCCAAAGTACATACTAAATGCAATGCACCACATCCATGCTAGTATCTGCATAACCATATGTCTAGTATTAATATCAGGAATATGTCTCAAAGGATTATGTTTATAATCCATAACATTGTTCCATGAATCATAAATTAGCTCTTTCATGTTATTCACCTTTTCAAATGTCACTTTTATAGGATAGTGTGCGTCAACATTATCTTTGAACTCAATAGCGTCATACACATCATAAAATTGTTTTATTATCTTTTGGTCTTTAAAGTAAGCTGTTATTTTATACATTACCTACCTAAAAACCTTTTCGCCGCGTTGATTGGGTTTTTTAATCCGTCATAAGTTTCGTCAATGAAATTAATATGTTTTTTTAATGTAGCATCAATTTGATCTAGAGTCAACTGTAATCTATCTACCTTCTTGTCCAATTCCTCTATTTTCTTTTTGATTTCTTTACTCACTTTTCTTCTCCATACTTTCGTGTATACTGTATGGCAACTGCCGTGGCGTTTCAAACCACCCTACAAGCGGAGCAAATAGGAAGATAAACGCAAACCAGTATACTGTTCCAATTCTGCTTAGTATTACATATATACCTTCTGCTGGCATTGCACCTACCCACATAAGCAGGAAGAAGTCTACTACAAAAAGCACAACAAACCAACGCCATACAGGACGATAACGACAACTACGTACATACGAACGGTCCAACCAAGGTAGCAATCCAAGTGCGGCAATAGCACCCCCCATTGCAAGTACACCCATTAGTTTGTCTGGGATTGCTCTGAGGATAGCGTAGAACGGAAGGAAATACCATTCTGGGACAATATGTGCGGGTGTAGCCATTGGATTAGCTTCAATATAGTTGTCTGGATGTCCTAGATAATTGGGTATGAACATAACGAACACCGCAAAGATAGTAATAAACACTGCCATCGCTGTGAAGTCTTTTGCTGTAACAAATGGATGAAAACTCACAGTATCTCTTGTATCTATAGGTTCAACTCCACTAGGATTGTTTGAGCCTGTGATGTGTAGTGCTATTACATGGAACAACACCACGCCTACAATTAAGAAAGCAATCAACCAATGTAGAACAAATGCTCTATTTAGAAAAGCATCTGCTACTGCATAGTCACCCCACAACCAAATAACAATGGTTTCTCCAACAAAAGGTATAGCAGAGAACAAGTTTGTAATAACCGTTGCCCCCCAAAAACTCATTTGTCCCCATGGAAGAACATAACCAAGGAAAGCTGTAGCCATCATTAAGAAAAAAATAATCAATCCAATGATCCACATCAGTTCTCTTGGATGTTTGTAACTACCATACCAGAGGCTTCTAAATATATGAATATACACAGCAATAAAAAAGAAACTGGCCATATTCATATGAATGTAACGGAGAAGCCATCCGCCATTCACATCACGCATAATACGTTCAACACTTTCAAACGCTAGATTCGCATCGGGTTTATAATGCATACCTAATGCTATACCTGTAATAATAAGTGTAAATAGACAAATCATAAGTATGCCACCAAAACTCCAAAAGTAATTTAGGTTGCGCGGCACTTGAAAGTCTAAATATTCGTGTTTTAACATACGGAAGATTGGAAGCCTATTATCTATCCAACCTAACACACCTGTAAAAGGTGATCCTCCGACTTTATTAGTCTTGACTGGTTTATAATTTTTTTCGTTCATATGTGTCCTTTTATGTTGGTGCGCCTGGAGGGACTTGAACCCCCACTCCATAAGAACAGGTACCTAAAACCTGCGTGTCTACCAATTTCACCACAGGCGCTTTAAGAAAGTATAGAACCTAACGGTTTGCATATATATTCAACAGTGTCCCAATCTCCGTCTGAAGGAATGCCAGTATATATAACAAGCATTTCTTTACACTCTGGTTCATTATCGAACCACTGTACATCTTGCTCTACGCAAGTAGAACCGATACAAACAGTAAGTAATATGTGCCAAATTATTTCCATTTTAAGCGGCTAGAGGTTTCATTGGATCAACCCCTAACATATCTCCCCAAGCACTATAATAATGTCTCATTCCGACTTCATCATGAATAGTACCATTTTCATGACGACCATGCAAGATATTTCGAGCTTCAGTTCCTTCTCTCATAGTAGTTCCTTGTCCTGCAACTCCTATTAGGTCTTCATGTAAGTTACGCCCAAAAGGACCCCAGATTGAATTATGATGCTTAATTCTGGTTGCACGCTCTTCAGGTGTATCTTTCTTTAGGCCATACCCTCGGAACTCAATAAGCACTTTGTTTGGTCCAAGAGGAGTTACTGAGTCACTGCGATATGCGCTACCTCTAAGGTTGAAGTTAAAGCCTGGGAATAAATCTACCATGTACCATTGGTTTGGCGGTAGATTAGGAAAAGATAGTTCTCCACGGTCTTCAAATCCATCATATTCTTCATAATTAACAGTAAAACTAGACACGTTAACGTGGCCATTATCAAATGGGATGTTCTTACGAGCAAAATACTCATCATTGAATCCTGACACTCTGTTGAAGTAGTGCATAAAGTCATGATAAAACTCACTGTTAGTGTCGTGCCAAAGCTTATAGTTAGTGTTTATAATTGCTTTGTGGTAATGGAAAATTTCCATTTCTTCGGTATCAATCGCATCAGCGATACATTCAAACGCACCAGCAGTCCACTCTTCTACAGACTGCGATGGGTTAGAATCTAGCGTGACCCATACCATTCCCCCATGTTTTACCTCACAATGCAATAGTCTTCCTTTATAAGGTGTAACATATTCCAATGTACCACTTGGTCTTATTTCTCCATTATTTACATATGCTCTAACACCGTTTGCTTCATTAACTGCAATGACGTTAGTACCTGCTATTTGTGTTGTTCTAAAATTACCTATATTGTACATCTCTGAAATATGACACATAGGCACCCAAACCTTACTAAAGATGCGTTCTTGTTCTTGTTCAAAAATTTCTTTGTTGTTATAACATTCTGATGATATATATTCTATATTCGGTTGTGATAGCCA